GAAGTCTTCGACTATTGGACTGCAGACCGTCATGCGGTTATTCTTGGCAAAGAGTACGTGCTGCTGAACGAGACGCACAAATTTGGGCGTCCGCCGTTTCTTGGATTCTGTTTCCGCAATGCGCCCGACTCGGCGCACGGCTACGGCATCGCATTTTGGCTGACCGATTTCCAGCGCGTCTGCCAGGGCGTCATCAATGCTTTCTTGGATGACATGAACTTGAACTTGATGGGTACCTACACGGCTCCTGCGGGCACTACGAACAGTGCGCAGGCGCAGTGGATTTTCCCAGGTAAGGTTTTCAAGACCGATGCCGCAGGTAAGGTTGAGCCGATGACGCGCAACGCGGTCAATGCTCAAGAGCCGCTCTCGGTAATCGCCCAGATGAAACAATGGGCGGCTTCGATCACAGGGGCGGGGCCGAGTACTCTCGGGGCGGCTCCTGGTCCGTCTGGCGCGATGCGGACTCCCGCAGGTGCAGAGGCGGTCTCTGGCGGCGAGTCGGTCAAGCTCCAAGACTTGGTGGATGTGATTTCGGAACAGATATTCATTCCGTTCATCGAATTCTGTATCGAGCAGAATCAAAAGCTCAAGCCATCTCAAGTACGCGCGATGCTTTCGCAGGCCCTGGGTGATGCATTCAAGGCCACGCCGCTCGATATTCTTAACGGTTCTTACCGAGTCGATATTTCTGCGGCGACGAAACTCGCGGCGCGGGAAGCACTGAACAAATACATGGGCGTGCTGCAGACATTCCTGCAATCGCCAGGCACGGTAGAAAATCTTGCCGTCCAGGCCATGAAGCTCGACTACAACGCCATGTTCGAAGCTCTCTACGATTCCTTCGGCGTGCCGTACAAGGAAAAGATTATCGTGCCGATGAACGACGAAGACAAGGCGCGCATGGCCGCACAGACACAACAGGCCGCCGCGCAGGGCAAACTGGCACTGGTGCAGGCGCAAGGTGAAGTGAAGAAAGATGTGGACAACAACCAGGCCGAAAATCGGATGTTGATTGAAACAGGCAAGCACACACTGAAGACGCATGGAGCAGACCATCAGGCGAGTATCGACGCGGCGCAGGCGAAAGCCGAAGCCGCGACACCGCAAGCCCAGGGTCTCGACCGAGCCGCGAAGGGTGCGTTTGCGACGATGGACAAATCAGCTTTCGGGCAGTAATCATGGCCGTGGTAATTAACATGGCCATGGGACGGAGCATAACATGAGCAGCAATCCCAATCCCATCATTGAAGGGGGCTCGCCCTTTCAAACAACCACGACCCCAACAATCGAGCGGGCGAACCGCCTGATGGGCCTTCGCGCGCATCCAGGGTTCGCCGACCTGGTGCGGATTTCGCAGGAGATGGTGCAAACAGCGGCGGATCAGTGCGCTGATTATCCTGGCTGGGACCCGCTGCAAATCACCGTTCTGAAAGTTCGCATGCAAGTCGCGAAAGAGCATCATCAACTTCTGTTGGCCCGAGTTAATATGGCAATCGAAGCGGGAGTCGAAGAAGCCCGCGCGTTCGTTTCATCCCTGCCCGCCGTCTCCCCCGAAGAAGCCGTTAACAATGGAGACCTGGTTCGCCAAAAAGTGCTGGAACAATTCGAAAACATGGAAATGCGGCCAGCAGGGTCATACTAGACCAGTTGCTGAAATCTTATTACAAGTTTTTGACTTTCCTTTCCATTAGTGTAAGTTCACTTTAGGGAGCGTCCAGCAATGAGCACTAATCCAGTTGTCCTGAATCCCGTAGTCATGAATGACGAGTTGGCGAAGGCTGTCCACGGCGCGCTTGACCCCGAAGATATCAAAGCCGCGATTCTGGCAGAAGCGGCCAAACAGACCACTGCGGCCACGCAGACGGCGGCTGATACTGCGGCACAAAAAGCGGCGGCGGACAAAGCGGCTGCCGATGCCGTTGTAGCCACGGAGCCTTTCAAGCGCGTGGAAGTGATCGGCGGACGAGAGTTTACATTCGAAGCCGAGAGCGAGCTTGAACTGGAGCGCGCGGTCAACAACGCTTATAAAGTTGCCTACGCGGTTCAGGAGTCTGCGCCAGTGGCTGCAGCGACCCCTGCCGCCCCTGTGGTGCCACAAAAGACTGCAGAAGAAATTGCAGCAGAGCGCGCAGAGTTGGACCTGAAGTTTAAGCGCGGAGATATCTCAACAAAAGAATATCTTGAGCAGTCTGGAGCCGTGGCGGATTACTTGGCCAGCCAGGGGATTTCAATCGATAGGCTAAAGTCCACAGTTGACCAAAACGAAAATACGCAGTATAAACAGTCATGGGAACAAGCCACTGACTCATTTTTGAACAGCACTGCGGGCGCAGATTGGCCAGGCGGCACAAAGAATCTCAAACTGATCGGCAGAATTATTGCGGCTGATCCGAAATTGGCTGAGGCGGAAGACAAAGTCGCCGCGTTGGCGCAAGCCTATAATCAAATGAAAGCGGATGGTACGGTTTTTCCGCCCGAAGACCCCACACTTGTGGATGCAACTCAGACGCCCGCTGCACCCCCCACTCCAGTAGTTGTGCCTGCAACCCCCGCTCCCGTAGTCGCGGCTCCTGCGGCTCCTGCGCCGCGCGTAGCGGCAACATCGTCTTCTCTCTTCGGAGCAAGTTCAGGCGTAAGCGCAAATACCGCCGTGCCAGCAGCAACAACCACCAAAGTGGATGTCCCTTCAAATGCAACACCAGAAGAAATTCTCGATGCGTGGAAAAAGGCACAGGTCGCCGCAGGAAAAAATCCCGACGACGCTTTCAAAGAGACCTTTTCTGCCCGTCGTGCGTAGGCATTCGAGCGTGCTGGCCACACGCTTTTAGGCGCGTACGGGGAGTGCAAAGACGCTCCCCACGCAGCCCCTTCCAAAGTTTTTGACTTTCCTTTCCTATAGTGTAGGGACTTGAATTGAGCAGTTAGCCCATACTGGGCACAAGGAAATACGACCATGATTTTACCGCCTGGCGTGCAGAGTACGACTCTTGCCGCTTTCCCACAGATCGCATACGACCGAACCGCCATTCTTGAGTGGCAGTTCAACACTCCGTTCCTGGAAGAGCTTTGCGACTTCCGACCTCTGCCGCGTCGGTCTGGTCGGACGCTCCAGTTCTACGGGCAAACTCCGTATGCTGCCGCGACCTACGACCTGTCTGAAGGTATCCCAGGGCCGTCACTCCAGTTGAACCAAGTTTTCAGCGATGCATTCGCCGATGAATACGGCGACTGGATCGGCATTTCGAACGTCGCACAGCAAATGTTCCTTGCGGACATCACGCTGGACGCGAGTCGCAACCTGTCGTATCGGGGTGCTCTGACGAGCAACCTGATCGCGATTAACGGCTTCGAAGCCGCTGCGACCGCTCAGGCTTCCGCCCGCATCGACTTGCTCGACAACGAATTCATGCTTTCCAACACGATTCGGAAGTGCGAGTCCCAGTTGATGGGCAACGCGGTTCCTGGTCGCGATGGTGGGCTCTATACGTCGGCTCAGCACCCGTACGTTGTGTACGACTTCATGTCGGACAACAGCGCGGGCTCTGCCGTCGATACGCTGAAGCGATCCGAATCGGGTGCGAATGTCCTGAAGTCGGACATGACGCGCGGCTACACCGTCCTGGAATGGGCGGGCGTCCGCATCATCCGTACCCAGACCGTGCCGACCTACACCAACTACCCGTCCACGGGCAAGACTGGTTATGCGTCGTACGTTGTGGGCCGCGAAGCCATGATGGCTTCCGAGTTGCTGGGCCAGCGCGTTCCGCGCAACCCCAGCTTCAAGGTGAACGTCAAGACCTTCGGCGATAACGACATCGACCTCAGCAACCCCATGTTGCAGACACGAGCAATCGTGAGCTACGACTGGTTCCTGGGAGTCGTTGCCCGTCCGAATACGAACAACACTCCTGGCTTCCGCCGAGTGCGCTGCGAAGTCAGCGCGGTGTAGTCGGGACCTGAAACCAAGATCGGTTTTTGCACGACAAATTCGTAGGTGGGTTGAAATCCCCACCCCGAGATTTTCTTTGAATTGACAGGAGAACTACCGTGTCTAACGCTTCAACCATTCGTCGGCAAGTCGCAGGAACCCAGCAATTGACTCTCGCGTCGTTGCTCGGCTCGACAATTACCACAACGGAGACCGCGTTCAAGCTGAACGATAACGGTCTGACCTTGACTGGCGGGGGCGTCGTGCCTCTGGCTGCAGGGAACACTGGGCTGTACGCGGGCACTGGCCAGGTTATTTGGATTCACGCTGCGGGTACGATTACGGGCGGAACCGCCAGTTCTACCTCGCTGATTCTCAAACTGTACGAAGTTCCTGCGTCTTTGCTGCCCATCGCCGATACGCTGGCTGGTCAGCAAACCTTCACAAGCTGGAACCTGATTGCCACGTCGGCGACGGGAGTCCTCAGTTCGGGTGTCACCGCTGGAAACTTCTCCGTGGACGCTTATGTCCAATTGGACTCGCAGTACAATCTCGACGGTTGGTTCGAATCGCAGGTATTTGCGTCTACGACTGGCGCAAAGACCGCCATCACTGCAGTCAAGGGTCTGGTCGGCGAAGCGGATTTGAACTTTGCTCTGACCACCACCTTGGGCGGAACCGAAGCGGGCGTTACCGTCAACCTGAACGAATTCGAACTCTCGCTCGTGTAGTCCTGAGCGAGCAACAATTTCTTGACACCTCCACCCCTCAGCACCAGTATGGCACTGAGGGGTTTTCTTTTATGCTGCCGCTTGATGATGTCGCGTACGATTCCATCTCAATAGAAGAATGGAAAATGAACACGATGTTTGACAGTTTTCTGGACTTTCGTCCCCTGCCGCGCCGATACAAAAGCATCTGGCGCGTGCTGCATGTGGATGGTTTCGAAGCTGGAAAACCCGTCATGTTCAAGACTTTTTCTTCCATAAGTGAACCTGAATGAACAGGTGCGGAGTGGAGCAGTCAGGTAGCTCGTCTGCCTCATAAGCAGAAGGTCGCAGGTTCAAATCCTGCCTCCGCAACCAAAGCACGAGTAGCTCAGACGGCAGAGCGGCTGTTTTGTAAACAGCGGGTCGGTGGTTCGATTCCATCCTCGTGCTCCAAATTTGTGATAGGATAGAATGATGTTCAACATGGACCCATCTCGGACAAAAATCGGCTACCTAGTTCGCCATGGTGAGTTGAAGAACATGCGGATTTGGGATGGCTGGGGTGACTTTGATTTGTCCGAAGAAGGCAAACGCCAAGCCGAGAAGGCTGCGCAGTGGCTTTCATTCGAACATTTCGGTCGCGTGGTTTCATCCGATGTGCCGCGCACGATGCACACCGCGCAATATTTGATGGACTCTGGCTCGGTTGACTGCCAGTACATGGTGTGCGACCCGAACCTGCGACCATGGAACGTGTCGGATTTTACGGGCAAGGAAAAAACGCCCGAGCGGATCGCTGAATTCAAGAAGTACATTGATGACCCAACGCTGCCGATCCCTGGCGGCGAGAGTCGCAATCAACTCAAGGATCGCGTGCAAGTCCTGTGGCAGTACTTCATGGCTCCGTACAAGGGTCTTCCGACCGTGGGATTCATTCACAACTCGGTGCTGAAATCGTTGATGGGAATCGATGACGTGCGAGATGCCGTGTCGCCAGGCGGGATCGTCGCCGTTTATATGACCGAAAAGGGCGAGATTGAATTTCAAATCGTAATGGGCGAAGTCAATTTTGAAAAGGGAGTTTCGTAATGGCATCCCCAACCCCGCCGCTTACTGACCTCGCCGCGCCGATTCTCGCGGGCGATCCCATTCTGTCCGACGAGAACCGTGCCGACCTGTGGGACACGTTCCACAGTTCCAAAAGTCCCGAAGAACTTATTCAGCACCTGCAGCCATTGGTAATCCCCGACGATACCAAGAAGCGGCTGTACGACGCCAAAAGGCAATCGATGCCCGTGGTCGGACCGATAGACAAAGTCACAACCGCCATGCAGCAACTGGCTCAGATAGACCCCAAAATACTGGATGTCGCGGAAGCGCATCCGAATGTCCTGAAGGCACTCACCAGCGCGGCTACGACCCCCGAAAAAGGGGCTACAGCGACTTCTGGCGCATCGACACCTGCGGGGAAGGGAAAGACACCAGCCGCTGGCTCTGCGCCCGCCCCTGTCGCCCTACCGCCAAGACCCGATGGTTTAGAGCACATGCCGCCGATTCCTGAAGGTCATAAGCGCGTCCAAGCCAGCGATGGTGGGATTCATGACATCCCCGAAGAGAACTTGCCCAAGGCATTTGAACTGGACCCCCGACTGCATGTAATGAATCCATAGGGAGCCTTTGTGGCCGACGATCAAACACCGACTCAGACACCTGCTGCGCCGCCCGCCGAACCTGCCGAAGGGGTTCTTCATTCCCTCGCAACTTCGGTTGGTATTGATCCCGAAGCGGTCAAGAGTGCCTGGCGCACGATTAAGGCGGACCCTGTCCAAGCGGCCAAGGAAATCGGCGGGGCGCAGGTCGATGAGTTTGTCGAAGCCGCCAAACATCCCGTGGGCGCAGCTATGCTCGCGCTTCATGGTGTTGTAAACTCCATTACTAACCCCGAAGCCCAGGCGCAAGCCAAAGCGCGACTGCACTCGCCAGGCATCATGAATAAGCTGATCGGGGCTCAAGAGTACCTGACCAGCGGAATTCCGTTTGTTGGTGGTGGGTATGCGAAAGCCGAAGAGCAGGGCGCGCGCGGCAATCTCCCTGGCGCGATAGGTACAATCGTCGGTACTACGGCTCCGATTTTGGCAGGCGAAGCCGCACGAGTACCAGAAGCCATTCATGAAGCTGGGGCAGAAGCCCGTGCAAGCATGGCCGCTCGGCATGAAGCGCGCATCGCCGAAGCCAAGACGGGTGACGTTATCACTGTCCGCCCAGACGAACAAACTCTGCCGCCAGCCCCTGCAGAAGCCGCGCCAGAAGCTAAAGCGGCTGCAGCACCAGAAGCTAAAGTTGCCCCCGAAGGTGGAGTGGTTCCCACTCACATTGATTTCAGCAAGATCGGCGGCATCGAGCGTCGGGGCCCGACTACCTTTGGTCGCGGTCAGGGCTCGTTTCCCGACACAGTCAACACGACATTTCAAATCATGCGCGAACTCGAAACGCCGACTGGCACCGCGCCCGAGGCACCTGAGATTCGCACCGAAGGTCCTACGTGGGATCGCATGCATAGCGCGTACGTGGGTGATGAAAAAGTCGGCTCGGTCGGGTATAAACTCGATCCCGAAGGCGAAGCCAAGATTTATGGCTCCCAAGTGAAGCCCGAGCTTCGCGGCAAGGGCATCGGCCAGAAGCTCTATCGGTCAGCGATTGAAGAAGCGCGCAACGCGGGCGCGACTCGCATCATGAGCGATCCGACCCATCTATCGCCCGACGCGGCGCGCGTGTGGGAGCGGCTACAAGGTCGCGGTCTGCCTGTCGAAAGCATTACACACCCCACGGGCGAGCCAGGGTATCAGATTGATTTCGAGAAACAAGCAGAACCGCCAGCCGCGACGCCCGAGCCTCAGTTCGAGCAAACTCTTGCCCGTCGTGGTCAACTGCCGAACCAAAAAGTGAATCTGAGCGACGCATATGGTGCCACTGGCAAGTATGTCGGCGGACTGGTGGATTATCGACCTCCCGCAGACATGCCTGCCGCCAGCCCGCTGGAAGCAGCGAACAAACTGCATGGCGTGACACACGGTCCAGAACTGTTGCCGATTCCCGAGCATCTAATGACGCCTGGCGGAACATCGCATGATACCATCACTCACGAACTGGCGCATGGCGTGGTTGCCGACTTAGTAGGGCTACCCACGGAAGGCGCAGAAGTTTACAGTCATTTGCATCCCGTGGCGACGGCGCGGGGGTCCGCCGCGACTATCGACCTCCCGTACCATAAGATTCCAGGCACTAGACAGGATTTTCTCAGCGGTGATGTGCATTTTCCGCGCCCCGTCCTGGAAGCAACCTGGCCGAAGTTCATTCCGACATATTTGGCTGGTGGCGTGGCGCAAGAACTTGTCCACGGCATTCCCTTCGAAAAGAATGAGGGAATGTATGGGGACTTGGAAGGGCTGCACCATATTGGCAAGATGATGGGCTTCACGCGCGCCGAAACGCAGGACATGATTAACGCAGGCATTCAGCAGACGCGCGACCTATTGAACCATCCCGAGACTCTTGAGATACTCAGGAAATCGGCGGGCGAGCGCGAAGAAGGTCTGCCGAGAACGCTGCATGCCAGCGCGGATAAAGTTCAAGATGTTATTCGACAAGTAAGGGAGGCACGACATGAACCAATCATTACTGAAGCTGGGGCTGAACATGGCGCAGTCCCTGCGGAAGCTGAACCCCGAGCAGCAGGAGCAGGCGCGGAAAAAGATGTACGAGAAGACTACGGGCAAGGAATATCGCCCCGCGCAGAAGCAAGAAAAGTAGGTGCGGAATACCATCCCGACCTGCAAAAATTGGCAGATCAATTTGGCGTCGATTCCGATGCCGAGAAAATACGAAACGGCGCGTCATTCATCGCACCAGACGGAAAGTTCATTCATTTAAGTGGTGGGGCAACACATGACGCAGCGATTGATTGGGCGACGGGGCGGGGAGTCACCAAAGAAGCTCCCGATAATCGAGTGGCGTTTTTGCGCGATACGGGTGCAGTTCGCACTCGCTTCACAACTGGCAAAGCAGGCAACCAACTTGCCGTTTCTGTTCCGAAGGCTGGTATTACGCCCGAGCAAGTGAATGCTCTCAAACAGGCGGTCGGTCAAGGGCTAGGCCGAAACGGAAATCTCACGATGGAAATCGGAGAGCCAAGCGGAGCGGCGGCGGGGCCTAAAGAATTTGCCACTCCAAAAGATGTCGAGCCAATGTTGAAACAGATTGGCGCACATCCCGAACAAGCCGTTACCCCGAAGCTAGATGCTCGCAAGCGCGCCGCCATTCAGAATAACGTCACGCCGATTGAACATACCACAGCAAACGACCTGATGTTCGAGCAGGGGAAGAAAGATTGGGCGGCCCGCGCGGCAGAGTCTGTCAAGACGGGCGGCTTCACGATTCATCCAGAGACTGGTCATATTCCTGAAGAGGGGCATGTGATTGAAGTGGCACCTGAGCAGCGCAAAGCGTTGCCAGCCACCCCAACCAAGGAAGACATCGAACAGTTTCATGCAGAGCGCAAGCCGCTGTTCCAACAGCATCCCGAGTTGCATGTGGGCGGCTACGGGAATGAATTAAATGTGAGCGCGGTCGGCACACCCGAAGGTGCGAAGCTGGTCGGCAACAAACTGGACCAGGAAGCGGGCTGGGATGCCAAGAATAAAGAACTCGTGCCGTATGAAGGTAAAGGTAAACAGACTTCGTTCCCTGGCTATCCGCTTGAGCAGCGACTGAAGGAACTCGGGACGCCAGAAGGTGGCACGATTTCTCCGATTCTTGAGGCGCGCAAAGCACCAGAAGAGCCGACGCTGCCGCTGTCCCAATTCAAAATCATTGGCGGCAAAGAAGAAGAATTCCAACAGGCAGTGAAGAACTCCCCGTTCGCGGGCATTAGCAAGCGCGGGCTGACCGTGAACTTGACACGATTCCAGAAGCCAGAACAGAAGGGTGAACAAGCTGGGCGTGGTGGCGTCTTCTATTTGGGCGGCGAAGGCGGAGCAGGTTACTATGCTCGCAAAACAGTGGGCGGAATGCCTGTGCCATACGGCGGCCCAGAAGAAATGCGCGGACGAACTACGTTCCAGAACCCGCTGATTGTGAAGGGTGGATTTGGCGGGCATATGCAAGAAAAAGCCATAGATGCATTATCTGGTGGGGCCAAAACACTGAGGGGACTTTTCATTGCCGCTCATACTGCAGCACAATTCAAAGCGGGCGATGAACAAGTTCAGGCAATCGCCGATGTATTGAAACAATATGGTGGAAATCCTCAATCCGCTTATGATATATGGGCGGGGTCAAGAAGCACTCAGCAAATAGCCGCAGCGGTCTACGACCATGTGGTAGGACAAATGGCAAAAGACGCAGGACATGATGCCATCATTGGCTACTACAAAAAGCCAGGTGGCGGCTATCGTATTTCGGAAGTCTTCGACCTAACTGCTGAAACATTCCCAGAGAAGTCAGAACCCAAGGGTGCGACGACGGTGCTGCAAAAGCATCCGCTTGTAATCGAAGGGACGGGACCTGGCGGACGTACGACGGTCGTCGATTTGGCAAGCGCGTTGAACGAATGGTCGCAAGCGGGATTGAAACCCAAGAAGGAAATCAGTGTTGCTCTTGACCGCGCTCGGGCCGAACTACAATATCAATTGGCGCAGGACAACAGCGGGCTAAACTGGTACAAGTCCGATGTGAAAGACGCCATCGGGCACCTGCAGGCAAATGGATTCCCTGAGTTGAAAGACCCTGTCCAGGACAAACTATTCCGCGTTCTGTGGGGAGTCACTTCGTACGGCGTTGACCCCGATGTCAATCTGACTTCGGCGGCGGAAGCCTGGAAGCAATACAAGGAAACTGGCAAGATTCCGCTCAAGGCGGACGCGAAAACTAACTGGCCTGGCTACAGCGGCATCAAGGGTAGCATCACGCTCTTGAACAAACTGATCGACGAGAAGGGCGAACAGGGCGCGGTCGATTGGCTGCTCTCGAAGCATCCCGTGAGCGAGATTCGCGAACAGAAATTGAAGACCCATGAAGTTCATGGTGTAGCTGGAAAAGCGGGCGAAGAAAAATATGGAGCCTTTATCTTCGGTCCCAAAGGCGGACCATACACACTCAGTCTGCAGGGTATTACTGACCACACGACCGTTGACGTGTGGGGCGCGCGCATGATTCGTCGTTGGACTGGCACGCTGACGCCCGAGAGCATGATCCAGCCCGTGACGCCAGGAGAGGCGCGGAAGTTTCATCAGGTAGTTGAGAACGTCGGCAAAGAGTTTGGACTTGACACGTCGGATGTCCAGGCGGTACTATGGGGGTACGAGCACGATCTATACGAAGCTCACGGCGCGGGCGAAGCCGCGAAGAGTTACAAGGGAGCAGCAGAAAAATATGTCACAAGACAAAAAGAAGGAAACACCCGAGACTTCATCCGAGAGCAATCAGGTCTTTTCGCCGAAAAATATGCAAGACCGATGGAACAAGCTCAAGGCGGCAGGGAAAGTGCCCCCGCTGGCGGACCTGCTGAAAGTCGTACAGAAGGGCTGATGGAGGGTCTCTCCCGTCTCGGCAAGCCCGCTGAACCAAGCGAAGCTGCCGAGCCCGAAGAGGGCGATACTTCCTTTCAGTTTGGCGCGAATGTTCTCAAGGGCTTGGAAAAACCTGGCTCCGCAGCCAAGAAGCCCATCCCAACAAAACTCAAGCAAACCAAGACGGTCGCGGATAATATGAACGATCCCGACACCCGTTTCAATGCTGCCCGTCATGAGGCAGCGCACGCCGTCATTAGCGAAGCACTGAATCCTGGCTCTGTCAACATGACTGGACTCACGGCTGGTGGTGGCGTGACCGACATCCAGCCGCCCGCTGGAAAGCAAACCGTGGGTCAACTCTCGCCCGACGAGGTTCGCAATATGATCGCCACGTCGTACGCGGGTGGTCTCTCGGAACAGGGCGGCACGACCGCGCGGCATGCGAGCGGCGATGTGGCAGCACGAGCCCAGGTCCTGGCGGGCAGGGGAACAGCGGCATTTGGGCAGGCTCCTGAACTGCAGGCGGAAGCGCGGGCCCGTGTGAATGCGTTGCTGGCTGATCCTGCGGTGCAACAGCACATCAACACGTTGACGACACACATCACGACCAAGGGAAAGCTCTCGGGTGATGAAGTCCGCGCGATTTTGAAGGGGCAAACGCAGTCCTTGACACCCGTGCGGTAAGCGTGTAACATAGGGGTATGTTCGACCACGTCCTGCTGGTCTTACTTCTCCTAGCCGACATCCTGTGCTGGTATGAAGCGCGGCGGTCGGGCAATGTCATGCAACTCTATTTTAGGGAGCGGCATCGATGGTACGCAGCGAGAGCCAAAAAGACCGAGCCAAAGACCTCCGAATCCAGCGTAAATTTGGCATCACTCTCGCCGACCGTAACGAGCGAGCCCGCCAACAAGACGGCAAATGCAAAATCTGCGGTGGTCCCCTAGATGCGCATGGGCACCCGTGTGTGGATCACTTCCATTTTAAGGTGTGCGCGACCAGGCAAACCGATCCCCATATGATCGCTATGGGTTTGAAATGGTTCGCCCAAGGTTGCGACGAACAGCGCAAAGTTGTTTTTTCGAAACACGCGCGCACCAAAGCGGCAGCAATCGCAGGTGTGAAAAAAGAAATGATGCCGCAGTCGATTCGAGGAATTCTGTGCGGGAAGTGCAACTACGGGTTGGGATACATCGAGCGATTTTTCGATGCAGCGGCGCATCCAGAAAATTTGCAGCCCGTGATGGATTATCTCTTTGCTCGACTAAAAAAGTCTTGACATTGGGCTAGTACTGCCGCACTATATAGACCTGGAGACTAAAATGTCCGATACACCTGCCATGTCCTTCCTGAAAACCCATGAACGTCTAATTATTATTGTTTTGAGCTTGTTGGCCAGTCTGTATTTTGTGCATCGCGGCTTGAACGCCTGGGAAGCTCACGACCAGCGAACCGACATCTTGGCTCATGCCAAGCTCCAAGCGGACACCGATGCCGTCAAACAGATTGCGGCGGATAATGCGAAAGCTGCCGCCCAATACCAGACTCTCGCGACCCAACTCGCCGCTGCAAACAAGGCACTGGCGAACGCGCAGGCTACACGCAACGCCGTGACGCAAACTCAACAAGCCGCCGACCGAACACTCCCCCCGAATGAACTGGGCAAACGATGGGCAGCTTTGTTGAATGCTGCGCCTGAGTCCATTCAAGTCGAGCCTGGGGGTAAGGGTATTCCCGATGCATTGTTGGTGACACCCGCAGCGGCGATAGAAACGGTCGTGCAACTCGAAAGTGTGCCGACTCTGCAGGCCGACCTGAAGGACGAACAGACCATCGCCACCAATCAGACAACGCAACTCACGAGCCTGGCATCCATTAACGTCGGGCTGAATAAGCAAATCGATGCACTGAACATCGAGAATGTCGCGGCAGCAAATGCATGCACTGACGACAAAAATTTACTGAAGGCGCAGGCACGCAAATCCAAGCTGCATTGGTTCGAAGCGGGCGTTGTTGTTGGGTTCATCGGACGCCAAATAATCAAGACTTATACTGGCTTTTAAGGGGGCTTATGCCGCTACCTGCGGGTTTCAGAGTGAACGGGGCGAAAGTCTTGTCCACAAATCAGATGCCGATCCCTCCAATGGTTCAGAAAATCATCGCGTTTCTTGATAAGTTGCCGTTCGGTGATATCGTGACGACTATGGAACTTGGAGAGCAGATGGGCCTGTCACCATCAGGCTCTCAACTCCGACATCCCATTCTGCGAGACTACCGCGAGAAGGTTGACCAGAAACTGTTCTGGGGCAGCACAAAGAGCATTGCAAAGTTGCGTGCGCAGTTGACAGAACCCGAGGAAACCAATGGCGAAAATTAAGGATGTAGTGGCAAAAGCAAAACCCGTCTCCGAAAAGGCAAAAGTTGATCTTGCTCTGCAGGCGTTGCGGGACAAGCGTGAAGGGAAAGAAGTCCAAATCCATGCGCTGCAGGAGAAAGTGGTGCAACTCGAAACTGAGTTGCATACGATTACCGACTTCCGCCAGTTAACTCCCCAGGCATCCGAGATTCACCCCCACGTATCGACGGGCACGAGCGAATCGGCAGCGGTCGCGGTATGGTCCGACCACCACAATGAAGAGAAAGTGGACCCAGGTCAAGTCAGCGGCAAGAATGAATTCAATCTCGAAATCTATGACCGCCGATTCTCCCAGTTGGTTCATGGTACGTTGGCGTGGCTGGGCATCGAGCAACAAAAAACAAATATCCACACTCTGGTCATTGCACTACTGGGCGACTTTTTCAACAACAACATTCACGAAGACGCGGCTGAGTCCAATCTTCTCGCGCCAATGGATGCGGCGTACAATGCGCAGAATCACTTGATCGGCGGCATCGATTACATTCTGGCGCACACCCCAAAAGACCTGGAGCTTCTCGTTGTCTGCCACAGCGGCAATCACGCGCGGACAACAAAGAAACAGCGCATCGCAACCGAAGCGGGAAACTCGCTGGAAAACTACATGTACTACGTGATGCGGGACCACTACAAAGACAACCCGCGCATAAAATTCCAGGTCGCGACTGGCTATCACTCGTATGTCACCTTCTTCGACAAGTATGTGGTGCGGTTCCACCATGGACACCAGATTAACTACCAGGGAGGCGTTGGAGGCATAACCATCCCCGTGAACAAGGCCATCGCGCAGTGGAACAAAGCGCGGGTCGCGAATCTCGACGTGTTCGGCCACTTCCACACCAAATTTGACGGCGGAAATTTCATTTGCAACGGTAGCCTGATCGGCTATAATGCTTACGCTGTTTCGATCAAGGCATCGTTTGAGAAGCCGAGCCAAACTATCTTCCTTGTGAACAAAAAGTTCATGGAGAAGACGATGACTGCACCAATTTTCCTTGAGTAGTCGCCCAGTTCGGAGGCATCCGTGAGCAGCAAAGACGAAGTGTCTACAAATCTATCTGACGTGGTCGCAGGCATCGAAAAGCAACACGGCAAGGGTTCTATCATGATGCTGGGCAGCAAGGAATTTGTGCCCATCGATGTGATCCCCACGTCATCGCTGGCTCTCGACGAAGCTCTGGGCGTCGGCGGGCTTCCACGCGGGCGCGTTGTTGAAATCTACGGGCCCGAGTCGGGCGGCAAGACCACTCTGGCACTCCACATCATCGCCGAAGCGCAAAAACTCGGCGGTAAGGCAGCCTTCGTAGACGCCGAGCATGCCCTGGACCCAGTCTACGCTCGCAAGCTGGGCGTCGATGTTGACCACCTGCTGGTGTCTCAGCCCGATAACGGAGAACAGGCACTGGAAATCACAGAGTCCTTGATTCAGTCGGGCAAAATCGCCATCATCGTGGTTGATTCGGTGGCGGCCCTAGTGCCGAAGGCCGAACTTGAAGGCGATATGGGTGATCCGCAGATGGGACTTCAGGCGCGCCTGATGTCACAAGCTCTGCGCAAGCTCACGGGCATCACGAATCAGACCAAGACGGTGCTGATTTTCATCAATCAGATTCGCGAAAAGATCGGCGTGATGTTCGGCAATCCCGAGACAACGACGGGCGGGCGCGCTCTGAAGTTTTATGCATCCGTCCGCCTAGATATCCGCAAGATCGGGGTCATCAAAGATGGCGACAAGGTGATTGGTGCCGACACCCGTATCAAAGTTGTCAAGAATAAAGTTGCCAGCCCATTTCGTGAAGCGGAAGTCCGCATCCTGTATGGGTACGGCATCTCGCACGAGACTGATTTGCTGCGCCTGGGCGAGCAGCATAAGGTTCTCGAAAAGAGCGGCACTTGGTTTTCATATAGGGACGAGCGACTGGGACAAGGGGAAGAAAGAGCCCGTTTGTTTTTGGTCGAACATCCCGAAGTCGCGGGCAAGATTGAAACAGAACTGCGCAAGCTAATCTTCAAAAACGAGGTGAAAGATGTCTCAAAGTGAAAAAGCAACGTATTTTGTTTCCAGCGGAAACTCTGGCCCGATAATCGCGCCTGGGCATATAATCGCGCCTGGGCATATAATCTGCGTTACAAATCCGCTTCTGCCTGCCGACCCCCAAGAACGGAAGCAGATTCCGATAGGGACAGGAGTGCTGGACTATTTCCCAGCCGCTCTGGCCGAAGTCGCCAAGGTCTCGTTTCATGGCAACCAGCAGCATAATCCTGGCGAGCCGCTACATTGGGCGCGCGGGAAGAGCACCGACCAGGCCGATACCATTGTCCGCCACTACCTGGAGCGTGGCAAGATCGATACTGATGGCATGCGGCACTCCGCGAAGCTCGCATGGCGTGCCCTGGCCTTGCTGCAACTCGAACTCGAAGCCGAAGGCGCGCCTATTGCGCGTGGTGCCAAGCTCCCAGACGTTAAAGTGGAGGGGAAATAATGAGCACTCTTAGCGACCGTTTCATTACTGCCTTTGAAGATTTTCAAGCCGAAGCGGCGACCATTAACCAGAAAAACGGGTTCACCAATCAAGATTCCCGTCTCAGACAACTACAAGCCTACCTCATTGGCCTGGATCGATGTGAATTTCTTCCGCTTCTAGAGCAATATGAGAACGCCCGCATTGGTTTGAAGCTGGCTCTTGTCACGAGTGAACTCAGCGAAGCCCTCGAAGCAGTCAGGACAAACGCGGAGGCGGACGATCATATCCCTGACTTCACAGCAGAAGAGGCCGAGATTGCTGACGCCGTGATCCGTCTCATGAACTACGCCACCGACCGCAAGTTGCGACTAGCGGACGCCATCGTGGCGAAGAATGAGTACAACCGCAATCGTCCCGACCACCGCCCAGAAAATCGTGCGTTCCCCCACGGCAAAAAATTCTAACGGAGATGACCATGAAACCATTGAAAGTCTATTTGGCTGCGCCGTATTTAATGAAGGACGAGATTCAAGCGCGGGCAGAAGAACTGCGCGCGAGCGGGATCGTTGTCACGTCCAGTTGGCTCACCGAGCCGCATGCTCCGAGCACGCAAATGGCTGACATCACTCCCGAGCAGCACCGCACCTACGCCATTCAGGACATGAAAGACGTGCGTGCAGCGGATATCCTGGTCTTTTGGACCGATCCGACCAAAACAATCATCCGCGCGGGGCGGCATGTCGAATTCGGTGTTGCGCTCGGCATCGGGCTCACGCGCAAGATACCGATCTTCGTTGTAGGTACCGAGTATGAGAACATCTTTCACTACATGCCCCAGGTCACGCATTTCGACTCGTGGGAGAAGGTGAAGGACCTGCTGTGCGCGATGGCAGTTCCCGCATAGGACATTCTGTGGCCTATCAAGTTCTTTATGCCGACTACGAAACCTTCTCCCTCATTGACCTGAAGGAAGTTGGTCTCGATAACTACGCCAAGCATCCGTCTACTGGGATATCGATGCTGGCGTGGGCTCTGGACGACGAAGAGATTGAAGTGTGGCTGCCGCACCAGGGCCCCATGCCTGAGAAGTTGTTCAACGCGCTGTACGATCACAAAATCATCAAAGTGGCGTGGCATGCTGCGTTTGAACGCGCGATCACGAAATATGTTCTCCCCCGATACGTCGGGGATTGGCCTGCCCCGCCGATATCGGAATTCCGCGACCCCATTGTCTTGGCACATGCGCTCTCTCTCCCAGGGCATCTGAAAGACGTAGCTGAAATTCTTCGGATGAAAAATCAGAAAGACCCGCGCGGCGAAGAATTGGTTCATATGTTTTGCAACCCCGTTAGCCAGGGTGGGGAGATGACGCTGTTCGGTATTGCGCCACCACTCTTTCGCACCCATGAGAGCCATCCACGCGAGTTTGCAGAATACATCGAGTACTGCAGACAGGATGTGCGCGCCGAGCGAGACTTGTGGCATCGATTGCGCAAGATCGCACTCCCCGAACGCGAGTGGCGGGGATGGCTGTTAGACCAAAAAATCAATATCTTCGGCATCCCTATACGCCGCGACCTTGCCGAGAAAGGGCTGCGGCTGGCTCTGCGCTTCATTAAGGATCAGCGGGACCTGCTGAAAGAGGCGACGGGGCTGGAGAATCCCAACTCTGACGTGCAAATGAAAGAGTGGGTCGCCGCGCGCGGGTACAAATGGAACTCGCTGCGGGCCCCGACCGTCAAAGCAGAAATCGATAATCCCGCGTCCCCCATTACCCCAGAGTGCCGTGCGGCATTAAAGTTGCGTTCTTCTGCCCGTAAGTCATCATACACAAAGATTGAAAAGCTCCTGGCATTACTCTCGGCGGATGACCGTCTGCGCTACCAGTTCCGCTATATGGGCGCGCCCCGCACGGGGCGCTGGGCGAGTGGCGGCGGGGAAGACACATCGATGCAGGTTCAGAATCTCCCTCGGGGCGAGAAAGCGGTCAAGAAAAAATTAGCCCTGGCACTCGATCTTCTGGACCGCGAAGACTACGATGGGATTATCCGAGAATTTACGAACACTCCGAATCCCAAAGACTCAATCACGGTCGTCGAATTCGTTATTACGCTGTTGCGGTCGCTCTTCCAAGCGACGCCTGGGAAAGTCTTTCACGTCGCCGACAAGAACGCCATTGAAAATCGCGTCCTGGGGTGGGCATCTGGCTGCCAGAAAATCCTTGATGTTTTCAGGCAAGGTCGCTGCCCCTATATGTCATTTGGGGTTGAACTGTACGGGATTCCGTACGAAGAGTGGATCAAAATCGACGAGCACGGCAATCACAAACCGAAAAATGCCGAATTTGAAGAGCGACGCCAAAACTCAAAGCCGCCTGTGCTCGGCGGCGGGTATGGTCTGGGCGGCGGCGAGATGTATTTCAATGAATACGGCGACGAAGTGCGCGGCGGGCTATGGGGTTATGCTTTGTCCGTCTGCGGCGTTGACATGCCCAAAGAATTGGCTCATAAAGCCGTGAAGATTTTGCGCGACGCCTGGCCAGAAGTCGTCCAGTTCTGGACGGACTTGGAAGAAGCCTTCAAGCAGGTTTTCAAGCATGGCGGCGTCATCAAAGTCGGTGAAGTGACCTGGGACAAAAAGGCAAAGGAATGGGTTGAGCATCCGACCAAAGGCAAGCAATGTGTCATTACGTTTCGGCGTAAAAAAATGGAAGATGGCGGCTACATGATTCAGATGGTGCTGCCATCGGGACGCGCGCTCCACTATCTCAATGTCTCGCTCGAAGAAGAAAAGCGCACCAGCCAGAAGACGGGCCAGCCGTACACGGCGTACACGATCTATTACGACGGCATCGAGCACAGTGCGATACAGGGTGCAGACGGCAAGAACATTAAGAAACGGCACAAGTGGGGGCGGGTCAAGACGTACGGCGGGAAGCTCTGCGAGAACGCGGTGCAGGCAATCTCGCGCGACGATCTCCTGAACAGCATGTTCCTGGCCGACGAGATGGGCTTTAATATCTGGGGATTGTTCCACGACGAAATCGCGACGGAAGATAACGACGACCCCTTCGGGCTGCGGCTCGATGACTTGATCTGGTGCATGACGCAGGTGCCTGACTGGGCCCCTGGTTTGATTTTAGGCGCGGAAGGGTACACCAGCCAGGTTTACAAGAAAGGCTAAACCAATGAATTGGGATGCGTACGAAAAGAAAGTGGTAAAGCAAATCGACGGACATTGGTGCAATGACTGGGATGGACTGGCAGTTAGTGCTTGGACCTACGAGTATGATTGCTGCGCCGATTTCAAAAAGACTCTGTTGGGGAGAGTAATCAATCAATTCGTGATGTGGCGCTTTTCCTTCGGCTGGTGGTGGTATATCGGACGGCGGCAATAAAAAGTTCTTGACAATGCAATGGTACTTTTGTACTATAGGTGAGTGAGCAGTACCGACTCATTTCTTGACATGGCCCGAAAAGAGGTAGTCGCTGCGGGCGGCGAGTGGGATGGTTTGCAAATTCCATTCGGGGAATCTGATCCTACTCCCGCCACGATTCATTTTTATCATCGCCCGACAAGTCGGCACTTAACGGTATCTGCGAATTTATTGATTGATACCCGAGACTGGGTTGCACAACAAATTCAAGAAGCGATTACAGGGAAAAAGGTTCCTAATAGGAGAAGTTCTATGACACTGCGCGAGAAGCTGATTCAGGTTTACGAAGAGATTGACCACATTGAAAAGCTGGGGACGAATAGCAAGCAAAATTACTCGTACGTGCGCGCCGCCGACATGGTTCGCGCCGTGCGCAAGACCCTTCTGAAGCTCAAGGTCTATGCCGAAATCAACATGGTCAATGAGCGGCAGTATACCATCGCCCGAGCGAAAGATGTGAATGCCCCTTTCAACGCCGTCGATGTACGTTGCACTATCGTGTTTCATGACGCCGAGTCGGAAGAGATGCTGACTTCTAGCGGTCTCGGGACTGGCGCGGATACGGGCGACAAAGCCATCTACAAGGCCCAGACGGGCGCAATCAAGTACGCGCTACGAAATAGCTTCCTAGTGCCCGATGAAGCGGACCCAGAAGCCGATCCAGTTGTGGATGGCGCGCCAGAGCCCGAAGGCTACTCTCCAGCCGAGCCCCCTGACTTCCAGGATGCCCGCCACGCGGCTCCGCGCGCTCCAGCCGCCGCTGCCGCCCCAGCGCAGCGGGTTTTGGAGACGACCGATGTCCCTTTAGGGCCCGCCCAGCCCGAGAATGCTCCTGCCTCGGCTGGGCCCAGCCAGCCTGTCCCCTCCACGGGGACTCAACAATCATCTGGTGCGGCACCTGCGGCTGCCCCGTCGCAGATGAAGAATGCACAGGCTGCGGCTGACGACACACTGCCGACCGAAGAAGAACTGACGCAGTATCGCAAGGCGTTCAGCACCCTGGGCGACGACTTGACGGCCAAGGGGAAACTGAAGTCCAGCAAGGGGCTGCCCGTCAATCGCAAACTGCTGGCATTCTTGCTGTTCATCACTGGCGCGGCGGAAGCCAAGAGCATCACGAAGGCGCAATGGGATGATTTCTTCCAGCGCGTGGATCACGTCAAGGGCTTGGAAGACGGTTTGGTTGGTCTCGCCAAGCTGGTGAACAAGGCCAACGGAGTTGAAGAGAAGAAGTAACGTCACGGCTCGCAAGAGCAAACTCAAAAAGGAAGGTGTAGCATGGCAATGTCAGTGAACAAGGCAATCGTAATCGGTCGGCTCGGGAAAGACCCCGAAGTCCGTTTTACAGGAAGCGGCGCGGCGGTGGCGAGTTTCAGTCTCGCAACCGACGAGTCGTACAAGAACAAGGACGGCGAAAAGGTTCAGAAGACAGAGTGGCACAATCTTGTTGTCTGGGGAAACTCCGTCGAAGCGTTCGTTCAGAAATATCTCCACAAGGGCGACCTGATCTACGCCGAAGGCAAACTGCAGACCCGATCCTGGGATGACAAAGACGGCAACAAGCGATACACGACCGAAATCAATGTGACCGACATCAAAAAGCTGTCCGATGCGAGCGGCGAGAAGCAAAACCCCGCGCAGAATCGCCAGGCCAGCAAGCCAGCGGCTCGACCCGCGTCGCGCCCCACAGCCCAGCCCGTTGACGACGACGATATCCCGTTCTAGCGAGATTGAAGCAGCCCTAGTGACCAAGCGGAGCTATAGGGAAGCAACCTGACACGGGGCTCGTACGGCTGACCACAGAGATGCCTACCGTGGCTGCTTCATGGGGCGGTGTAAAGGGCCGACCTGATAAATCGGACTCCAGCACCGCCTCTCCAATTTCTGAGGTGATTCATGCTTCGTGATATTTTGCGGCTTGTCTGGGCTGGTCTCTGGCAAGGCTTCGGGGTAGAGTTGTCTTTCTTTGTGCTCTGGGTTGGCTGGCACTTCCTTCACGGGAAGGTGGCACACAAGCTCGACCCAGAGCACTGGTTTCACCGCATTCATGACTACTTCGCGAATTGAGGCCCCATGCTGGAGTTGAATCCAGATCAACAGCGGGTTGTTACGGACTACCGAGGCGCGCGGTCGGTGATCGCGTGTCCTGGCTCGGGTAAAACAGCCACCATGACCGCTTTAATTAACAAGTTGATCGATTCTGGTGTCTCCCCATCTGAAATCCGCGCAGTGACGTTTTCGAAAGAGATGTCATCTGCCCTAGAGAAACGGGCAGGTGTGAAGGGCGTCGTATCCACCTTCCATAGCCTGGGCTATCTGATTTGTTCCGAGACTGAACGCAAACCCGTCGATCCCGAGTTACGGCACCGACTGATGTGCAAGCTCGTGCGCAAGTATCATCTGGATTACAAGGAACTGGATGGCTTCATCGCACGCATGCGGCGCAACAACATTTCGCCAGACGAAGCCGTGAACGGCATGAACGATTTTGATTACGGCATGGCGCGAGGGTACGCGGAATACGAGCAGACCCGCGCAACCGAAGGCTGGATGGACTTCGATTCCATGTTGGCCGATTCTGTGCAATCACTAGAAAATGCACAAACTCGTGCAAGGTGGTCTCCGAAGTATTTGATTGTCGATGAAGCCCAAGACACGGACGACCTGCAGTGGCGCATGATGCAACTGATGGCCGAGAAGCATGGAAACATTACAGTAGTCGGGGACCCAGGACAGGCGATTTACAGTTTTCGTGGCGCGAAGCCTGACAACATCACGAACTTTCAGCAGTGGTTTCCGCAAGGTAAATACTATTACTTGGGGCGCAATTACCGCAGCACACAAACGATAGTACAGTTCATCCGAGAGAACGCGCCGCCTGGTACCCCGAAAGAGTTGCTAGATCGAATGGTGGCCGCCCGCAAAGATGTAGGCACGCCTATTGGCTTGCGGATGTACTGGACAGACGATGCCGAAGCTGAGTCCGCGTTGAAACTTTCGCAGCGGGACCCACTTAACAGCATCATTCTTGCCCGCACGAACCGCATGGTTGGATTGCTGGAGCGGCTGTGCGCGCGGTATAATCTTCGATATCATTTGCTGGGCAAGTCGGGATTCTGGAAACAGAACGAAATCCGCAAAGCCATCGAAGCCCTGAAACAGTATCCCTTGATTTCGACCGAAGCTGGATTGAATTTAACCATACCAGGAGTCGAAAAACACTACGCTGTTGAAGATCGTACGGAGCGCGACAACGACGCCCTGGAAAACCTGAAGACACTGCAATTGATCGGAAAAGATTTTCGGATGGCGAAGGATTTTGTCGTCTACGCGAACAAGATGATGCATCGACGCAACGACCCGCGCGGCGTGTCAATCTCCACGGTTCACCAGGCGAAGGGCGGTGAGTGGAAGAATGTTTACATCATCGGTGCGAACGCCAAGGGCTTCCCGCACGCTAAGGGCGATCCGATGGAAGAGCGAAGAATTTGGTTCGTGGCAATCAGTCGGCCAATCGACATGCTGCGCATTTCGTTCGCAGGAACACCGTCGCCGTACCTACGGCGATATCTAAACGACGAAATTTTGGACAAGTTGCGCGAGAAGGCAACAGAAGTTGACCACCTACAGGAACAGGCGAACCTTTTTTCTTGACATTCTCCAGTACTTTAGTACTATTGACGCCAGAGAACAGAAGAAGTAAGATGGGCGTGGCTAAAGAGCATGAGCAGCATGAAACCGCACTTGTACATCAACAGTAAGGGGTACTTCGTCACCCGCCATAGTTATAGCGGGTCCGACTCGTTCACCTACTGCGCCCGCAAGTACTATCTGGAGCGCGTGCAGGGTTGGACCGAAAAAATCCAACGGTCGTCTACACACTTCGGCACCGCGCTGGAGAAGGCCATCACATTCTGGCACCAGCACCGCCAGGACACGGCGGCGGCTGTCGCGGAATTTGTGCGGCTCTGGGCCGCGCACAACGACAAGCCGTACACGTATTCCAAGACGGACAAGGACTGGAACAACCTGAATCTGAACGGCCAGGACCTGGTGCGTCTCTACGCTATCCGCTATCCGACGTTTCCATACGTCGTGAACAATCCCATGGACTTTCAGGTCGAGACCAACTTTGAGGTGTTTCCAGACACGAAGTTGGCTGGGATTGAATTCACATCCTACATTGATGTGGTGGTGACTGACAAAGCCACGGGCGAGCCTGAGATTGTTGATATGAAGACATCGGGCGACGATGTGCCTGAATTTACGGTGCTGGACCCACAGCTTCGCAGCTATGCGTGGGTGAAATGGCGTCCCGAAGACACCAGCAAGCTCGTCGCGTTCTTGTGGTTCCGCAAGATGGGGCGGTCTATTTCTCGGGGCGACACGGTTACATTCCTGGAGCCCTACGCCGACCTGCAGCCTGGTGATAACGCCATCGTGTTGGCGAAGGATGAATTCGGCATCTGGGTTACACAGAACCAGCGTGTCGTTGATGAAATGGACGCGCAATTCGTCGGCGAGAGCAAGGCGGTAAAGGCGGCGCGCCAGCAATACATCGAGGCAAACGCCAAGCATGCGCCCGAGCGGGTCATCACCAAGCAGCGTGTACAATTCAAATCGGCGGTCATCACAAAAGAAAGCGCGGAAGATATCGGACGCAAGATCAAGCGCGACATCGTGAACATCGTGCGGGCAAACGAGAACGAAGACTGGGCCATGAATTCTGGGGTCCGATTTCCGAATGAGCGGTGCCCGAACTGCCCGATGCGGGGCATCTGCGCTAATCGTCCCGAGTTGCGGGACATGCTTCTGGTTCGCAAGCAAGAAGATGAGCTTGACTTCGGTAAAGAATCGGAGTAGTCTACACTCTCATGCTCGAAAATATCCCTGCGATACTCAAGCAGTATCCGAATTGGGTCGTCTGGAAGTCTGTCGTCCGCGATGGTAAGGCGACCAAAATTCCCTTCGATGCCAAGACTGGCAGCATGGCGAAATCCAATGACGCCATGACCTGGGCAACATTCGAACAAGCCATCAAAACTGGGGACGTGCTGGAAGGCTCCGACTACAACGGTGTGGGATTCGAACTGCATGGAACTTCGATAGTTGGGATCGATTTCGACAACGCCATCAATCATAAAGGTGTCATTGATCCATACGTGTTGGAGATTCTGAGCTTATTGGGGGACCCATACACAGAAAAATCCCCGAGCGGGACAGGGCTTCATGCTTTTGTAGATTGCGCCGCGTTGCCCGAGGGCGGCAGAAAATTATCACAGGCGCACAGCGGAATTGAAATATATCACGGTCAAGAGGGCGGTCGCTATTTCACAATGACTGGGGAAAAGGTGCTCGGCGACGGAATCCCAAAAATCGCGGACATCACACTGCCGTATCTCCTGATAACCCAGAACAAAGATAAAAAGTTCAAATCCGCATGGCTGGGAGATACATCACTGTTTAACGGCGACGACTCCAGTGCGGATTTCTATCTATTGACTCGGCTTGCCGCGCTCACACAAAACAACCCGCTGAAAATGGAATCATTCTTTAGTGTGTCCAAGCCAGGGCATCGGGAGAAATGGCACAACCGAAAAGATTATCGTGAGCGATCCATCAAAGCGGCTATTGGCACCAATCTTACTGGTAAGCCTGTGTCAGTATCTGCCGCGATTGAATTTCACACCCCTGCGCGCCCTGATCCAGATGGGGAATATGTGATTGCACCTATGGCTGGTCAAGATGATGGATGGTTCCCTCTTGGCGACATCAGTCTGATTGGTGGAGCCAGCGGTACGGGAAAGACAACGTGGATTTTTGAAATGCTGCACAAACAGAAGCAAGGCTACCCCATACACGATCACCGCACTCATGGATATTTGTTTCAAGTTCTGGCATACGACCGAGGCAGGAATGCGTTCGCCCGCACGATGCGGCGATTGAACCTGCTTCCATCGGATATACCTACGACGCCGCTACCGCTTGCTTTCGGCACCGAGGCAGTGCAAAGCGTCATCAATGAAATCGAAAAGATGAATCCAACCCCCAACATCATCTTCATTGAGGGGCTGGATATGCTTCTCGACGACGCCAACAAAAAATCAGTCGTTTCCCCCTTCATGCGCCAACTACAAGAAACGGCAGCCCACTTCCATATAGCCTTAATTTGTAGCGTCGGGGCTCCTAAGACCAAGCGCGGGGAAGATTACGCAGCCAAGCGCGACAAACTGTCAGGCAGCGAAGCCTGGGGCCGCAATTGTGAAACCGTCTGCGTTCTGGAATTCGCGGAGGATGATGACGGCACCGCGCCACAGAGAATTTTGACGATCCTTCCACGAAACGCCCCTGCTGAGAAGTTCACGCTGCAGTTTGAGGGTGGGCGTTTGGTGCCCGTTCAGGCAACAGAAGACCCGAAACAGGACCCTGGCGGGCGGCCACCTGAATCACTTCAGAAAGCCATCAATTTCCTTGAGCGCGAGCTTCAAGATGGGCCGCGCCTGGGCAAAGAAATCATCGTTCTTGCACGGGATTTGGAAAACATCAGTCGTGCGACTCTCTATCGGGCCGCCGAGGTTGCACACGTTCAAAAGGATGTTCGCATAGCGGGAAAATTGTGTTGGAAACTTACCCCTATGAACGAAACCAACGATCCACAAGAGGACGAAGAGGCGGGGCCGACCAGCACGGAGTTTAAGTATGAGTGAGTGTGAGCGCAACCCCCTGCCTTCAGGCATGGGGTCAAGCGAGTAGTTTGCACAAAGAAACCTATTGCAATAGGTAGCGGAGACTGGTATAATGCATCATGCTCGAAGGATACAAGTCAAACAACAACGTCGTGTACTCCAGCAAATATCACGTCGTCTGGTGCCCGAAGTATCGACGCGAGGTGCTGGATGGTCCGATAGCGAGACGATGCGAACAGGTCCTGCGACAGACATGCAAGAAGTATCGAGCCGAAATCATCGCCTTAGAGATTATGCCCGACCACGTACATCTGCTGGTCGAAGTGGACCCACAATTTGGGATACATCGACTTGTCAAAAATCTCAAAGGTGTGTCGTCGCATACACTGCGCAAAGAATTTGCCAGTTTGGTTTCACGTCTGCCGACGCTCTGGACAAATTCGTATTTCGTTTCGACAGTCGGTGGTGCTCCGCTTTCAGTGATTAAACAGTACGTTGAAAATCAGAAGAACGTCTGATGATTCAAGCGCAACTCAAACTTCGGCTCAACACCAAACAGGATGCCATTCTGACGGGCTGGCTGTGGAACCTCACGGGTGTGTGGAACTGGGCGGTCAAGAAAATAGAATTGGATGCGAAGGATAAGATTTTCTACTCCCCGAAAGAATTTCACAATCTGCTGGCAGGGCACAGCGAAAAGATGGAGATTCCCAGCCACACCCTGCAGGGCATGCTATCGCAGGCGCATCTAGCTTGGAGCCGATGCTTCAAGAAATTAGCAAAGAAGCCTCACCTCAAAGGACTACGCAACAAACTCAATAGCATTCCGTTCCCTGATCCATTACGTGCGCCTGTCGGCAACCATATTGCAGTGCCTGGGTTGGGCTCTGTTCGATTCCACCGTCAGGATATTCCCGAGGGCAAAATCAAGTGTGGGCGCATTGTCAAACGTGCGTCGGGTTGGTATCTCTGCCTGTTCATTGCTGCCGACCGAGAACCGATTGCGCACACAGCGCATGGACAGATCGGAATCGACCCTGGATTCAAGAGCCTGCTCACGACATCCGAGGGCGAGATTATAGAGCATCCTCGGGAACTGGAAGCGGGCGCACAAAGATTGGCGCAAGCGCAACGCGGCAACGACCGAACCCTTGCCGCACGTTTGCAAGAACGCATGGGCAATCGGCGCAAAGACCGAAACCACAAACTATCTCGGCAACTTGTCGCGGAAAACGATTTGATTGCGTTCTCCGCAGACAACCATAAAGGTGTTGCCAACAAATTTGGGAAGAGCGTTTCCAGTTCTTCACATTATCAACTTCGACGGATGCTTTCGTACAAAAGCCGTGCAGGCGGTACGGAATATGTCGAAGTTGATTCTAAGTTTTCCACCAAAACCTGTTCCAACTGCGGGAGCCTCTCTGGTCCTACAGGATGGGCAGGGTTGTCGATAAGGCAGTGGCGATGCACAGAGTGTGGAACTCTTCACGACCGCGATGTCAATGCGGCTCGTAACACGCTACAGGCTGCCCTCGGAACGAGGGTCGAGGTGTGCTGTGCGTAAGCATGGCGCAGTTCGGAATCCCCATGGCTTCAGCCATGGGGAGGTTCAGGTTCAAAATATCCTCGGAACAGATAAAACAGTTTTGAGACGTGAGATTTTACCTCTATATATAATAGAATCAATAATATATTCGTCTCAAAACCCTTCTGAGACAGTTCTGAGACAGAGGGGGGTTTTGAGACAAGATTACTCTTTGGTCACAAAGTTGTCTCACGTCTCAGAACTGTCTCAAAACCCTTCTGAGACAACCAACCCTCTGATATCAATAGCTTTACATACGAAATCTCACGTCTCAAAACTAAATGCATGTTGCGGGAGGTTCTGATGTCTCTTCAGAAGTCATTACCACGGATCGCGGCTCGGGTTCTCCACAATACCCATGTTGGGTTATCGCGGATGAAAGATAAATTTGAATTGATCGAAGAGGCTTACGGGCGCGCTGCCGTCGAAGCCGATTTTGAGAAATGGTGCCGCGAGGTCCAGGATAAGAACCCGCGATACCCCTTGACCGAATATGTGAAAGTAGTGGATTCTCGGCTTGGTCCCGAGTTTGCCGAGAAGCGCGCCGATGTGGATGATCCCCGAGTCTCTCAAATTACGGCGACCGCGTACGAAATGACAGGCGTGCTTCCTTCCGCGCGCTCCATCGCAAAACTACTTCTTGCTGCGCCGCCAGAAGAAATCATCGCGGCACTCAAAGAATACGTGACCACACTGGACGAGAATGAATACAAAACGGGGATGCGCGCGTTTTTTACAGAAAATGGTGGCATCGCGGTGATTATCGCCCGCAAAGGTAGAACCGACAATGCCCGTTAAAGTTGTGAAGATCAACCAAAAGCAAATCAATTTTACGCTCTATATTGGGCGTAAATGGGCGGGGTTCCCTGAATCTATTTTCTGTAATCCGTTTCATGTCGGAAAAGACGGCACACGCGAAGAAGTTTTGGAAAAATTTGCGGCCTATTGGTGCGCCCCCGAACAAAAGTCTTTGCGTGATATGGCACTTTATCCACGGCGTCGTAAAACCCCGCACTTCAGGCGGGGGAGGATGTCAAGGTGATGACTGCTGAGTTGGCTCATACCTGGCCCGACTCGCGCGGTAAGTGCGGCTTCTGCGGCAAGGAAGAGAACGGCTATGCCAAGCGCGACGAAAGCGGACAGTTCCGCGCAGCCTGCTGGTCGTGCATCAACAAAGACCGCGTGATAGGCGAGCAGCCCAAGCGCAAGCAAGTTGGCACCGTTTTCACCGAAGACCTGGACACGGACGACCAGATTGCCAAGCGAGAGAAGGCCACAAAGAAAGCGAAAGGGATTCCGCCGTCCGATTACAGACCGAAAGTTTTATAGGGAGGCCCCGATGCTGGGACGAATTCTTTTTAGCGTGATTACTGGGATGGTTCTTGGTGCGCTGCCCGCCCTTCCCCTGTTTCTCATCAGCAGTTTTGTCGATGACCGTCCAAATTTATGGTTTTGGCCGCTATTCGGCGGGGTATTCACCATTGTTATATTTTTTAGTCCTGCTGCAAAAGGGGAGAAGAAATGACAAACAGAACGAAAACTGACTGGGCCTATAAAAAAGCCGAAAAACTTCAACAAGCGGTGATGGATCACCTTTGGTTCACGCCGCTGGGGCACATCAACGAACGAAAACTTGAAGATCGGCGAATGATTGCCGCTGCACTGCGTCGCGCCTATCGGAAGGGGCTGCACGCCAATGGATGATTCAATCAAAACCGCGACTGGCGACGACGCGCTGCGGCAGGTGCAGAAACAGGCGGCTGAGATGGCCGCCGTTGATAATCAGGCCGAACGCGGCTATGCTCATCTAGGCTGGTTGTTACTCGAAGTCGCTGAGATGGGATATTGGCGTGTGCGCTACAACACTTTTCGCGACTACCTGCGACTGGTTGCGGCTCACGCAAAGCGGACGGTCGGGCAACTTCAGCAGTATTATCTCACTGTCCGTGATCTGAGTGACACTTTTTCAGCCGCGCAGTTAGAAACCATGGGAATAACCAAAGCAATTCGGTTGCGGGCAGCCAAGGACTACGCTATTGTGCTGCCCGCCTCCGTGGTGAACGCCGCACTGGACCCGAAGGTCACGGTCAAGGAATTGAAGCAAATAATCTCCACCGCGCTGAAGATGCCCGAAGAAGAAGGTGATTGGATGGACCTGGAGTTTGAATTTATGGTGACTCCCGAGCAGCGAGCACTCTTCACCCAGGCCATTGACGTGGCGATGCACACCGAGCCGCTGACGAAGAAGACCATCTCGAAGTCGGCGCAGATGTTGGATGTCATGACCAAGCTCGCGCAAGAATTTTTGGGGGCGCACTCAGGGGACGGCCAATGAAAACGAAACGCAATAAATGGGTGTGGGGTGAACTGAACGCCGACCGCACGCATGTCGTCCGAATATTCAAAAGTAAGAAGGCTGCGGTCGCCGCAGGGCTTTGCGCTCCAGTTGTGCAAGTGCTGTACGCCTACGCCGTACATCAGATTCGCCATCAACTTTTTGTACGCTCGCACGGCGAATGTGAAATTTGTCTGGCACCTGTAACCGAAGATAGCGGTCACATGCACGAGAAGCGGCATCGGGGCAAGGGTGGTGAGATTTCGCTGGACAACTCGATTTTCATCTGTCTGTCGTGCCACCGCCGCGCTCATCAAGACCGCAATCCAAGATTCAAAAAAAAAGTTCTTGACATTCTGACTAAAGCCTGGCAATATCCAGACTGATAGCAATACCCCGCGACAGCGGGTCAACCAATAGGAACGCACCACCACTAGACGCACGGCGGGGCGGGTTGTCTTGAGCAAGCGACCCGCCTCTAAAAAACTCAACAGGAGCACCCCATGGGTCACAACGTCGGCGATCAGGCAAATCGAGCGGTCAAGAAGGGCGAGCGCAAGCAAGTCGAAGATAAGCGTACGCCCGAGCAGCGACTGGCGGACATTCGCAAGAATCTGGATGCGAAGTTGTTCGTGACACCCGACGATCAGCGATGGCTGCTGAGACAGTACGATGAAATCCATGCTATTCTGACCGCGTTGAAGCACAACACTGCAGCGAAAATCGCGGAGATGACCACGGCCAACTTCGATGCGATGACGGCGGCCAACCAAGAAATCGACAATCTCAAGGCGCAGATCGAACAGTTCCGCACAGTTTACGAACAGGAGAACCGCAGCGTGGCTGTTGAGATTGAACAGGTTGTGGACCAAGGCGGAGTGTTTGAGGAAAGTAATGAAAACTCCTGATTGTGATTTCTGTTCCCTAGTTTCAGGCATCTGCGTCGAGTGCGGCGGGTGTTTCGGCGAACACTGCCAGTGCGACCCGTGTCAACACGGGAAGGCCCGAGCAGATGAGTGCGTCTTTTGCGGGCGCGGCTTTGGTCCCTCTGAAGAGCAACTCCAGGCCAGCTTAGACTGGCTATTCAAGGCGCAGCCGTCGCCAGACCAGGAGTTACCGTAATGCTCAACATCCATGTAGAAATGCCGCTCGGGAATAAATCTAGAGGGTTTGACCGAGAAGATGCCGCCGAAGCCGACAAAATCTTCGATCAGATGGTGGCACAGATAAAGAAGTGGAAAAATTTCGTCGCGGATGTCGTGATGCGAGATGAGCAGCATGAGATTCGTCGGGAGCACATCGAATGCTGAAAGATGTCAACGGGAATAAATTGTTTCGCAAAGTCGTCGTGAAGATTTTCTTTCCTGACGACGTTCTTCCGATGAAGACGATCTCGCAACGCGCGGGCCCGCACCAGGGTTTCGGTCCAGCGGGCATCGATGATATTCTGATGAGTGTCGCCGACCAGCTTGACTCTCTCTATCCGTGGTGGGACTTCAAAATGGTTGAGCTTGCCCCTGAAGGGCGCACCGCTCGGTACAGTTTCACGTTCGCGGGATACCGATCCACGTCCGCGACGCTACAAGATAATCCCAACGCAGAGAGCAGTACACTCATTCCCGAGACGGCAGATAGCAACCCACCGACGGCAGTCGCATAAGAAAACGTCGGGACATTCACTGAAATAACTGCCGTCTCGGGAATGAGTGCCAGGAGGATTTCATGGAAGACAGAGTCGTGAAAAACATGCAGCCACCTAAAGACGACGAAGTCCAAGTCAATCTTCATTTCTCAAGGGGACCCGTAAACTATCATCTCATCAATATCTTCACACGCAATCAATCGGCATGCATTCAGGTAAAGGTAAACCTGTCGCGTGAAGAGGTAGCTCGTTTTGCCGCCTGCATCGCGGGGCTGGGGGTTATATGACGGCGCATGCGCTCTATGATATCTGGGAAGACGAAGACGCCAGCCTACCCTGGTGCGCGCAGCTAGTCAATTATGTCGGTCATTTTGCGACGCGGGAGATGGCTGAGAACTTCATTGCACTGGTGCAGGCGTATCGCAAGAAGCATGGATTCAAGTAAGTTTGAATGGTTCTTTGAACCCGCAGGTGAGCGGTCCGCACTTGCAATCCGCACAAGTAGTTTCGTAGGGCTCCCAGCAAAGTGTGAACAGGCAGTCCCACTCCGCGCCGCAAATGCGGCAGACATGCGGCTGGCTCCAGGGCGTCTCTTCGGGCGCAGGCTGATTTTCCATGTCCGCTATTCTACCAGAAAATTCTTGACAGCGCAAGCCTGCGGGTGTATTATCACCTCATGAACACACAACAAATCACGATTGTCTACAGCGATGTCGAAATTCGGTACGACGAGTCCTCCAACCGCTGGAATTTTGAGTTGCGCGGACGCGAGCGTTTTGCTGATTCCCTGAAAGCCGCGAAGGAAGCCATTGACAAACCCGAGCCTGTAAAGAAAAAGCCGTTCGCACGTATCTCGGCGTTCAGAACTGTTCGTTGGCCGATGAGAGGGCAGAGTACCTTTGAAAAGGTGGAAGTTACTTCAGTTGCGGCGAGAGAAGGTGATGGTCCTTCTATCCAAGTTTGGGTCGTCACCCGAGGTTCGAGCGAGAAGGTCGCCGCTAACTCTATCTACCAGGATACGCCTGGGAATATCGCCCTGATGGAGACTTACGTGGAGCGGGAGAAAGAAGTCGAGCGACTTCAAGCCGAGAAAACCAAAATCGAGAAATCTCTGACGCGGATCGAAATCCCCTCCGAGGATTAACATGGCCGACGCGAAAACAGCGATCTTGATTACTCTGGACCCCGAACACGAAGGTGGGTTCCAGAAACTCTATCACGACCGCGCGAACTGGACGAGCGGTCAAGTTGGCGTCGGCACCCTGGTAGGAACAAATGGCGGCATCACGGCTTTGGATATACCTGGCGCAGATATCGAGCATCTGACCGTCGAACAAAAAGTCGAGTATTATCTGGAGCACGACTGGACGCCGCTGTACAACCAGATTGTTTCGCAATCGGTCACCAACAAATTATTTGACATGGGTGTCCTATTTGGGATCGGCTCTGCTGTGAAAGCACTGCAGCGTGCTCTCGATATGACGCCTGATGGTATCTTTGGGCTGCACACGCTCGCCGCCGTCAATCTCGTGAACGCGACTTTGTTGCTCAATGCATTTAAGACCGAGCTTCATGAACATGCTCAGTCTGTCGCGGCGGCAAATCCGAACGAAGCCCCATTCTTGCCCGACTGGACCAGGAGGATTGATTCATAAGAAGACTTTTCTCATCATGAGTGAGAGACAAATTTGACCGAGTCGGCGCGGGCCAAGGCTTATCATCGAATGGGAGCCTATAAAACCAAAGCAATACGCCGACACTTTTTCTTCGGGAAGGTGGGCCATGGCGGGACTGCGGCATCGGTATACGTTCAAGTGCGAAGTCGGACACGAGACTGAGAAAATCTTTCCGCCTGGGACACGCATAGACGAGAACGACGAGACCACCTGCCTTGAATGTTTGAAGAAAGGCGATCTGAAAACGGCATACGTGATTTTCATTTGTTCTATGCCCGCGAAAGGGAAGTAAGATGGCGGACAGCGTTCATAAATACTATTGTTCCTACTGCGAGCGATTCACATTTGGTGAGACGCTGGCCGACCTGGTGCGCGGCGTGAATTTCCACAATACGACCATGCACCCCGCAGATTTCGATCAATGGACGCCCGAGACAATCACCCATTCTCATAATTACACTGGTTCGGCGGGCAAAGCACTCCCGCAGTATCTGCGGCCTTATGGCACCACGTCCAAGAATGAATGGGGCGACGCACAGAACCCCCCAAATATCACCCCGCAGGATATTGCGCTACTTGCAGAAGCGAGAATCAAATGGTGAGATTGCTAGTCGCGGCCTGGTTCATGATGGTGCTGGCTGGCGGGCTCGTGCATCGCTGGTATGAGATTTGGAGGTTTCGTCGTGGAAGAGCTAGAAAAAAAGTTCATTGAGTTGGGGAACGCACTCGCGCGCAGTTTGGGTCATAATCCCCGCTGTCCGAAGGCATCGCATGCCGTGCCGTGTAGCTGCGGAGTGGGATCGCGACAGGCTCAAGCACTGAGTGACTGGGATCGTTTTGTGGCCACTCTTCTGAGCTTAAAAGACGAAATCAAGGAACATCATTATGGCACCTGACTTCTGGTCTCCTGAGTACTTCGCGCAAAAAATGCACGAGCGTGTCTCCCAGATGAAGCCGCAAGACTTTGAACCCTGGGACGAAGCGCGCGAGCGGTACGCCAAAACAAAGATCGAACCGATTCTGCAGAAGTATCGCCAGTCAGACCATGATTGGTTTCGTGACTGGAGCCGCCGACGTGGTGAGATGTTGCACTCCAGTGATGTGATTTTTCGACTGCAGAAGTTGAACCCACATATTTTTGTCCAGCAACAAATCAACTTTCCCGACGACTGGGGGCTGTATTCTTCGGCACTCGGGCGCATCCAGTTTCTGACTGGGCTGCCGAAGGGCTGGCTGACAGAGTTTTCTTACGCGCTCGTGGACGACCGCGACCTGCCGACCGAAGAGCGGCGCGGGTGGCGGACAGTATTGGTCTATTGTTTGATGAAAGGCGCAATTACCTGGGATCAGGTCCTGGCGGAATTCGGCGAACCCAACGACGCTTGGAATGAACAGCGTTGGTGCGAAGTGACGGCGGATTTTCGCTTCGGCGGCGACGGGATCGTGGATCGCAATATCGCGAACGCTGTCGCAACTGATTAAAACTTATTACAAGTTTTTGACTTTCCTTCCCATTAGTGTAGAGCATCCAGCAAGTGAGCATTTCAGGAGCAGTCTAATGGGAACCGACCACAGCGACAACCGCAGTTCAGCATTCACCCCCGAGCAATTGGCAACCATCAATGCCCAGGCGAACGCGCTCGTTCGTGAGACAATCACGCAGCTTTTCGCGAGCCTTGCGCCGACGCTGAAGGATATGGCGATCACGCCAGAGAAGTTGCGGGAAGCCAGTCGTCCCTGGGTCGATCCCGCCGTCGAAGAGCGTCAGAAACGCGAGATGGCTTTGTGGAAGGCCGACGAAGAAGAGCGGCTGAAGAATGAGCGGAGGGTGAAGGACGCCTGCCGCCACCTGGACCCACGCGGTCAGACTTCGATTCGCCTGGTCAGGAATTTCCCTGACCGTCAAGCACGCGGCCTGTGCATGCTCTGCCACGATTTGATTCACCCGAAGGAATGGCGCATCGGGTCCCCCGACAAGCAGAACCCGCGCGGCAAGGCGTACCTGGTCGAGCCGCATAAGGACTATATGACCGTCGTTCACATCATCGCCCATGAGTAAGAACGGCAAGGTCGGGCGACCGAAGCAACCGAAGCACTGTCCCGCCTGCGGCACGGGAGACCTGGCCGCATTCGCGGAAAATCAGCGACGGCATGATGGACTGCAAGTCTATTGTCGTGAATGCATGAGATACGACTACTTCCTGAAAAAACTCGCGATTATAGTCAAAAGTTGACTTTCCTTCCTATAGTGTAGGGTGAAGTTTTATGCTTGCCGCGATTCTCAGTACGCGGCCCCAAAGGATCGAAACGACCATGGCGACAGGTACACAAAACAAAATTTATTCAAATCAGAATTTCCGACCTTTGAAAATCCGCGATGTCTTTCAATTCGTTCGCGGGAACGTATCGGGTTTTGCGCACGAAGGTAGCGAGACTGGCGCGGCCTCGGTCATTGGACCCAACAGTACTCCTGGCGGGTCTCCTGATGTGCCGTTTGTCATCGGCGTGTTCAGCGCGATGAGTGAAGCGGCGCAGCCTGGAAACATTCGCGCCATCGATTCTGAATTGCTTTTCAACTATCCTGGCAGCGTCGCGGTTGAAGTAAATCCGACTGGCATCGATGGACAGCCCACAGCGGGAAATCAAAACACGGCTGCGACCAGCATCGCCTCGGTTCGTGGAGCCATCACCGTGGGCGGTACTTATACGGGAGCCACGGCAGGGACGGGCACTGCTGGAGTCGATCCATCGCGCACCACAGCGACAACTATTACCGCTGGATTCCTTTACGGCGTTCAGGGAAAATTGATTGTTTGCGGCACGATCAATGCAGGCAGTAATGTCAGCGCGGGACTCCAAGGACAGCTTGATTTGTCCGCTGCGGTTGCAATTACTTCGCCTGTGGCGGCTCTGTGGTTGGATATGGGCGCAACGGCATCGGCGGCCCTCATCTCTGCTCCGACGTACGTTAACGCGATTGCGGTTTACAACACAACGGCGGCGGTTATCAATTCCGCTTTCCAAGTGATCGCCAACGCCACGTATTTGTTCGACGTGACGGATTTGTCGCAGGGCGGGTCGCACTTCTATAATCACTCGGGCAGCGGGCTCGGCTCCATCGGGACCGATTATCTGGTAGTTCTGGTCAACGGCGTCCCGAAGCACATCCCGTTGTATGCCTAAAAAGTTCCTGGCACGGGAGCCACAGTCTCAACCTTCGCTGTGACTCCCCTCGCCTCAAGTTTGTAGTTGCAGTAAAATTCTAATTGGAGAGAAAAAATGAGCGAAACACCAGCAACACCCGTAGCACCCGTAGCACCCGTAGCACCCGTAGCACCCGTAGCACCCGTAGCACCCGTAGCACCCGTAGCACCCGTAGCACCCGTAGCACCCGTAGCACCCGTAGCACCCGTGGCGACGAATGTCGTCCCGAACCCAGCACCAAAGCCCACGGCCATTCAATTGATCGAACAGGAACTGGCTGCGTTTTTCAAGCAGCGCGAACAGGCGATTGCGAACGTCCATGCAATCGATGGCGCGATCCAGGGAGCCCAGCGGTTGCTTTCCGTGTTCAAGGCGGAAGCGGCCAAGGCCGAGACTCTGGTTGAAAAGGCTGTTGAGACGGTCGAAGCCAAAGCTGGCCAAGTCGTCGAGTTTGTTAAAAAGGAACTGTAGTAATACCGATCTTCCAGACCGCTGCTCGCGGCTGGATGCTCCGAACGCGCCCGCCTCTGGCATCAGGGGCGGGCGTCTCTATTTAAGACTTTTTCTGTCATGAGTGTAAGGACAAGCCATGCCTAATTTCAATCTGGTGCCGAATGTGAATATGACCACCACGCTTCAAGCGATGGCGGATCAACTGAAGATTCACACCAAGCTCCAGAATTATTTCAATGTCGGTGGGATTGACGGTCAGCCGATGCGGCGCATCGCGGAGAATGTCCAGCAAATGTTGCTCTCACGCCGCATGCCGTGGAAATTTAATCGCGTGAACTTGGGCAGCAACAATCCCGCAGTCAATCCGCATTTCGTTATGTCGCAGCAAGGATTTCAGGATTATCATTACGCGGGTGCAACGTGCTTTGCTTTGATTAACAGCACGCTGCCAGGGGGTCAGCTTCCAGCAGGCGGCGCGGGCATTGATTTGAATCCAGGGACCTACCAGAACGGCACTGCGAAAGTGGCATACGGCACGTTCAACGGCGGCAATTCCTATGGGCCGATGGGGAACTGGCAAACGGCGGGAATCATCTTCAATCCCGCGACGGGGAACTTCACGATACAGTTTCTTGATCCGCACCCCTTTCAGCCTGGTAATATCGGCACGTCGCAACTATTGGTCGCGGGCGTCGTGAATCCCGCGTACAACAGCACGTTCTCGTACAACCAACTCGCACAAACGAGCCAATGGATTGATAGTTACACGCTGGTCTCGATTCCAGATAATTTCCACATCGTGCTGGCGGGGACGCCCGGACAGTACGGCATCATCAGCAACATCTCTGCGTCGGGCGGCATCACGACAGTTGCGGTTCCGAATGCGATGACCCCTGGCGACATCATGACTTTTGCCAGCATCGGAGTGAACACAGGACTGAACGGGGCGACGGTTAAACTGATATCGGCGACCCCGACAGCGGTGACGTTTGCAACACCAAGCGGCGTGGTAATCGTCAATGGGGCGGACACAGGGACGATTTACGCGGCACCATCTGGGGCCCCTGGGATTTTCAATCTCGGATGGGTCGAATCGGCGGCACTCGTCGATATCAACAATCCGAGTTTTCCGCTGCCCGTCAATCCGATTGACGCGGTTCATAGGCTCTCGCCCGAATACACATCCACGGGAGACACACTTTCGCTGGCCTGCGAAATCGATTATGGAAACGGCGTCGTGAAATTCCGAATCTCACAACCCGTGAGTACGTATCCGTTCGCATTCAACATCACGTACCAAGCCCGCGCACCGAAGTTTATTAACGGGCAGAGTATATTTCAGTGGCCCGACGACTTGTCTTACGTTCTTTTCGAAATGTGCTTGTGGCAGGGGATGCGATTCGCATACGGGATGACGGCGGCTGAGACTCAAACGCAGATGCAGGTGGCCGCGTTGGCTCTCCAGACCGCGCTCGCGTCGGAAGATCGCGAAGATAACGCGCAGGCTCTGACACCCGCGTTCTCTTTGATGGGGGGCCCATTCTAACATGATTACTCTCACAAACGGCTATCCCCAAGGTCCAAATGGGCTCATCGTTCCGAACGGCAGCATCAGCTTCCAGTTGAATACCGACGCGATAGTGGTGGCGGCCCCTGGTGGATTTGTTTCTTCGGATATCGTTGTAACATTTCAGTTCGATGCGAGTGGCAAGATTTTGCCGAACGCGCCCTCGACGAAGGCGCAGATTTATAGCAACGCGGAACTGTACCCGCAACAATCGTCCACTCTTCTGGGCACATATTACTTGGTGACGTTCTACGACCAGAACGGCGCGCGTCTTAATCAGGTGCCGATGTGGTGGCAATTTCCAGAAGCGGCTGGCGCGACGGTGGATATCAGCCAGATCGCACCGTTCATGCAGATAGGGGGCAACGTGATTTTTTATCCAACGAATTTCGGCGGCGTTAGTTCCGTGTCGTTTACAGGAGACGGCGTTATTTTCTCGTCGGCTGCGGGCACTCCCGTGACTTCAATTGGGACGCTTACTCCATCACTGCTGCCGCAGGCACCGCATGTGGTTCTGGCGGGGCCAGGCACGGGTGTTTCAAACGCCAATCCGACTTTCCGCGCGCTCGTCGCGGCAGATATTCCTACTCTGCCCGCCAATCTTCTTACACCTGCTGGATCAACCAAACAGGTTCAAGTCAATCTAACCAACGCGCTCTACGCAGATTCTGGATTCACGTACGATCCATCAACTCATGCGGGAGCGATTAGCGGCGCGGTGACTTTTGGTTCCGCTTTGACGGTCAATGCTGGCGTCGCCACCCTGACTATCGATGCACCAGGAAATACCAGTGCGCCTTACTCACCGCCTGAGTCCGCCATAACCGTGAATCTCGGGCATACGGGATTTAGCAATCTTCTTGTGATTAACGCCCCGAGCGGCCCCGCTGCCGCCATTCAGGCATTCTATTCGACAGACACTTCCGTTCGAATGGTAATCGCGTCGGGCGAAAGTGTTTTCACTCAGAACCCCAACAGTTTTCTTTTTTTCACCACACAAGCCAGCGGCGTTGTGGACTTCTATCGGAGCGGCGGCTCCGCTGGGCATTTTACCTGTGATTTGGATTCCTGCTACCTGGCCATCGATGCGCTGACGGTTCGAGTTTCGGCATCTCCCAAGTCTAACGATGCGGGTGTGACAGGGACAATTGTTTGGGATGCGAACTACATTTATGTTTGCACGTCTACAGGGGCTTGGGCA